ACATAAGGTCAGCCCAGCGTGCAAAGTTGGGAACAATGCCAGACTGAAGACGGCTTGCAAACTCTTGCACACCAACCACAGCAGTCTCATCAAAGATCTTATCGTCACGGCGTTGTCCCGCATCTTCAGCGTAGAATGATTCACGTTGAGGAAGCGCGTATTCATAGCATTCCTCAAACAATGGAACCCAGCGTTCACGGAAAGCTTTAGCCTTCTGGTACTTCTGGATGTACTGCTTGGCTATCTGCTCCATTAGCTGAACCTACCTAAGAAACCACCGCCACCGCCTTGCGATGAGATAAGTGACCTGCGGCCAGTGCCGCCCTTCATGCCTTTTCCTGCGGCCCTTGCGGTTACTGCTTCAGTAATGTCTTCTCTTTTAGCTGCTGCCCTACGCTCGTCTTCTTCGCGTGTAGCCATGTCAGTTTCTACTGCGGCGGCTGCGGCTGCTTGGTTTTCTGCTGCTACTGGTGCAACGGCTTGAGGCTTAGATGATCCAAAACACATGACGTATCTCCTTCTGTTAATACTCGTAAGCACAAATACGTTAAAATCTCAATACATAAACTAGAGCCTAGCCCACAATCCCTGCTTTTTGCGCCTGTTAGGTCTACGATTAAACACATCAAAGTCTCTTTTTGCAACAGTAGCAACCGCAGGGGTCTGACTATTCATCAAAGCTCGGCCCTCACCAGCACCTAAAAACAGGTATTGTGCTGCATCGTGTACGTGTGAAAACATATTCTTGTCGGGTTTGTCAGCAAACCGCTCACCAGATACTTGCATACGCTTATAGGCATAGCCGCCTTCAAAGCCTTTGATCAGTTGTGTGCAGCGTCTGTCGATTAATAAGACTGGCTTACCTTCTACCATCTTAGTTAGCTGGGATGATACAGCCTCAAGGCGAAGGTCAACAGAGTTGGAGGGAGCTGGGAACGCCCTCAAGCCAGCGCCGCGCATGATGTGAAAGGGAGTTGACTCATCAGTTTGCGCGCGAAAGTCCCCTGCTGGATCACCATAAATAATAACTTCGCCAGCAGCGGCGTATCTAGTTGATAGTTCTTGACGTAAAACTTCAGAGAATCTTACGATTCCCATGTCTATTGCTACTATTTCTGACTGCAAATACCACCTACCGCGTACCTTTTGACCAAGAACAGCGGCTGGAGTAAGGCCAAAGTCCACTCCAACGTACACTGGAGCGCCTGCCGCAATGGGTATTTCTTCTTTAGCAACGTGAACTTCAGCAGCAAACATGGGATAAACGGGCTTTCCTTCTTGAATATGTCCAAGCTTATTCATAACATATACATCAATCCACGACTTTGTCTTACCTTGAATTAGATTAGGGTAATAACTCTTCATCATGTTCTTTTGGTTCTCAGCTACCTTGCTAGGAACATAGCCTTCTATCTCCCCGTCTTCGTCTTTAGTTTCAAACATCCCAGAAGGCTGGGTATAGAAATGCCAATTCGTTGGCTTGACCAGCATCTTAGCTTGCTCACGTGGTATATGATCAGGAATTGGAACCTCACCAGACATAATCGGCCACCAATGGTCTTCCTCAGGGGCGTTGGTATCGGCAATAACGCCAGTCCAAGAGGGACCACCATCGCGCATAGAAGGATAGCGGCCAACCCGCATCGTGCAGGCATCGATAATACTCTTAGGAATTTCGCGAGCTTCGTTGATCCAGATGCCCGTAAGCTCCAGCGAGAGTAGTTTCTTGACATCTTCTGGCCTATCTAGCGCAAGGAACAATACCTCTAGTTCCATGTCACCTTTTCTAATGTTGTGAGTATAAGGGACCGACCAAGTAAACTTTCCCCAATCAGCTTCGGGAAACCAGTCTAACCATGTCTTAATGGTAGTGGTTCTAAGCTGTGGGTTGGTGTTACGGATAATAGCCCAACGACTTTTGCGTTTACCGCATGGTGATTTCTGTTGTTCAAGAGCGCGTCTGAATACTTCGACACAGCAAGCAACGGATTTGCCTGAGCCTACGGGTCCTCTTATTCCACGAAAAAATGTTTGGTCCTTCATAAAGCCTTTGATTGTTTCACCATCGGGCTTGTACTTAAAGTCTGGCATTATTTCTTAGCTTTTCCATTTTTCTTTGCAACTATGTGCGCTTGATCGAACGTCTTGCCAGCCCTCATGGAGAGAGCCATTGTCTTCATGTGCGTTGCGTCATGGTGTTTTGAGTGCTTCTTAAGTGCGGAGAGTTGGTTCATTGTTAGATTAGCCATTTAACTTACCTTTTTAAGCAGTGTCTTTTTCTTTTTCTTAGGAAAGCCAGCCTTCATATTGGAGTATGACTTGTCGCTTATTGTTGACTTGCTCTTTGGACGGCTGGTTCCAGCCTTCTTTCGAGCATTAATGTTATCATAAAGACCCATTACCTTAATCCTTTATCCACGCCAAACTTAATCATGCGTTCTATAACTTCGGGACCAATGCTATCTATAAGCTTGTCCACCTCGTAGTTCGTAACAAAAGCCTTACCATGCTTGGCTTCGATGTAAGCAAACTCTGTCTTACGAACAATGCCACGCAGCATAGAAAGTTCCATTGGCTTTAAGGTGCTGGTGAAACTCATTTAGCCTTCTTCTTTTTGGCTGGTTTTTTCTTTGATTCATTTATAAGAGGCGTAGAGGGGTCGTCAGACTTGTACTGACCAGCTTCTGTACGTGCGCTTATAGGATCATCGCCCAACTCAACCTTAAGCGAATTGCTCATGTGGTTCTTTTCTGTCCAAGTAAAACCGTGAAGGCTGTGGGTTTCGCCTGTCCACAAAGCTCCAGTGCTTTTAATATAAATAGCCATCTTAGTATCCTCCATTAAGAAGCGATCCGCGCCCCTGCGAACCTTGGCGCATAGTTGGCGTACCTACATCCTTTAGGTTCTTAGATGTACGCTTTGGCGTATCCTCATCTGGGGTCATACTTAAGGAAGGAAGCGCACCGAAAGTAGGTTTGGATTCGTTGTAATACTCTTGAGCCGTCTTAACCTTCGGCTGACTTCCACCACCAAAACACATAATTTAGTTTCCCTTATAAGTCTTTTTTAAATTGCTGAAGAACTGATAAGTCGGGCTTAAACTGAGAAGACTCTTGCCGACCCGACTAAGGCCAGTAAAAAGATTAGTCTTCTTCGGGCGACTAGGAAGCTTCTCAACAGGGCTATTCTTTTGACTGACACGATTTCGAGCTATTAAGCTTGTTTGAGTGCGCTTAGATGGCTCACCATGTAGCTCTCGCTGGGTATCGGAGGCGGTGGTATTCATCTTACCGCCATCACGTTCTGCTTCTTGCGCTGGTCCACTACACATTACGCATTATTCCTTTTGCTAATAGCCCTAGCCTTTGCCCGTGCATCAGCTTTGGACGAAGCACCCCATGCTCTTAAGCTAAGAAGAAGACGGGTAGGTTCGCCGTTTGGCTTTTTCTCAGGGCCGTTATTGCCAGCCATCCTTGCTAAGAAGGAAGCGCGGCGAGGATTGTCCCCGCTCTTAACAGGAGCCTTTAGCTTAGAGCCAGTGGTCTTGTTAATGTGCCTACGACCAGCAGCGTTAAGCCCACCGCTAGGATTCTGGTGAGCCTTAACTACCATAGCCACTGCTCGTTAATGCTGCCTTTACGGGAGTCATGTCATCACGCTTCGGCGTCTTCTCAGGTTCTTTGCTATATCTACTCATGGCCGCACCTTAGCTAACTAAAAAATAATTATCAACCGTTCTAGTCGAAAGCCTTTTTAAGGTATTATGTTTGTGGGAGACCATGTCACAGTTACTAGGCCGGACTTTTCCCCCACCCCCCTCCATGTCACCGCTACACACAGAAGCAAAGAACTCCGCAACTATCCTAGGTCTATGGACACCTTAATGTCACCAGCAACCTGCACTTGGCTACGATCTATAGGCTTATAGCCAGCTCGGTCTAGTAAATCCTTGCTAGCTTCTAGCTGAACGTACTCACTCTTAGCACCACCAGCTAATCTACGGACTGTACTAGCAGCAAGCGTAGCACTAAGACTGAACTCCTCGTTCATCCTTCTCATCATGTACTGCTGCACATGTGCTAGCTTTAAAGCCTTGCTTGCAGTGACTCTTCCAGACTCGCCCTCAGCATATCCAGCCAAACCCGCTGCCTGTTTAATCGAACACCCGTTTGCTACGAGGGTGTCTACTAATGCCGTCTGTTTGTCAGTCAGCTTCTTTGTAAGATCATTCATCCAATACCATCCATATATCCCATTGCTTGCCCCCCTCTCCCTCTCTCCCCCCAGTAAGCACCTTCTTCTCAGGACGTGTCAATCCGTAACGCTACGTCACACGCTCAAATAGGTATCCACGTACCTCTTCGGACTATTGACACGCTGTAACATACTATAACAATCACAGCTTCACTTAACCTTTACTAACGCTGATATGCGTCATTGCCGTCGTTCTCCTGTCACTCTGCCAACCAACTTGACTGGCCCTGCATGACAGGCTCCAGAGAAAGTTCGCAAGGTACGCTTCGCTTTGCTCCTTGCGAAC